ATTTAGGCAATAAGGATAAAAAAAACAAAAATGAAAGAACTACAAGACAGCGGACAAGTAATACTCGCTAATGGTACAGCTATAAGCATATCATTAGTGGAAATAAATCATATATTAACACTAATATCTTTATGCCTAGCAATAGCATTTTCTATCTATAAATTTGTGAAATATGACAAAAAAAAATAAATTAAATAGTAAAAATCCTAAGTACAAAAAGAAGAGTGAAGAAACTCCTAAAATTCGTAAAGAATTTGTTCATGAAATTAAAGGAGTTAAAATATCAAGAATATTCCATATATAATTTGGATTTAAAATATTTTAAATTAAAAGAGTTCGATAGTCCAGATGAACCAGGAAGTGGTAATAAAATGAATTATAATTTCTTAGAAAAACTTGATTATGCTCGTGGCAATGCAGGTATTCCATTTAAAATAAATAGTGGTTATAGAACTACACATTATAACGATAATGTCTTAGGCGCAAGAGTTGGTTCTAGCCACAAAAAAGGTTTGGCGGTGGATATACATTGTGTAGGTAGCAGAAATAGGTATATAATTATTAATGCTTTGTTAAGTGTTGGAATAAATAGGATTGGAATAGGAAAAACTTTTCTACATTGTGATCTTGATAAGTCAAAAGATAACAACGTAATGTGGATGTATAATTAAATAACTTTGAATATTAACCAAAATTAAATATAATGAACGAATTACTTAAAAATTTTTTATTAGGCAAAATTCTTAAATCCAAAAAGGTTTGGTACACTATTGCAGGGATTATAGTGCAGTTGTTACATGAACAATTTGGATTAAATCCTGAAGAAACTGAAGCTATACTTTATTCTATAATTGCTTTAGTTATAGGTCAAGGAATTGCAGATAGTAATGCTAAAAAATAATAGATTTAGATTAAAACCTCATGAAATTGAGGTAATAAGAAACATGAGGGCAACCAATACTAGGAATGTTCTAGTTATTGGTGACCTTCATGAGCCATTTTGTCTAAACGAATATTTAGATTTTTGTGTTGATCAATACAAAAAGTATAATTGTAACCAAGTTATATTTATTGGGGATATAATAGATAACCATTATAGTAGTTATCATGAAACATCTGCAGATGGAATGGGTGGTGCACAAGAATTAGATTTGTCAATTAAACGTATTTCTCGTTGGTATCATGCATTTCCAAAAGCAACCGTAATAATTGGAAACCATGATAGAATGATTATGCGTAAAGCACAAACATCAGCAATACCAAGTAAATGGATTAAATCATACAAAGAAGTATTAGAAGTTCCTAATTGGAATTTTGTTGAAAGATTTGAGCAAGATGGTGTTCAATATATACATGGTGAAGGTGGACAAGCATATACAAAGTGTAAAGCTGATTTGATGAACACAGTACAAGGACATCTACATACGTTAGCAGGGTGTCAGCATTTTGTAGGTAGAAAATTTCGTGTCTTTGGAATGCAAATTGGTTGCGGTATTGACTTTACTAGTTATGCTATGGCATACGCAAAATATGGAAAGAAACCTGCAATTGGTTGTGGTGTTGTATTAAACAATGGAACTTTACCAATTAATTTGTTAATGTCATTGTAAAACTACAAGTTCATTGTATATATCTTGTATATGATCACTATCCAATTTTATATTCCAAAATTTGTTTAGTGTTTTGCTTTTTGATAAAATTTCTTCTCCTTTTATATATGCAAACATATTAGCAACACGTTCAGGTTCTGACAAATCAGTAGTTACTTCACCAAAATTAAATTCTTCATATTCTTTAATTTGATCAATAACATTAAAAACACCATGTTTTTTTAACCATTTATTTGCTTTATACCTTCCTATTATCCAATAGTCAGTATTAAAGAGTTCATGATGTAAATCACATCCATAAGTTGTATGTGGTGATAAATTTTGTATGTTTTCTAATGCATGATCAAGTAAATCAGTGTAATTTTTCATAATTATTTATTTAATGTTATACTTGTTATATTTTCTATGTCTGTAAATATTTGTACTTCATGCAATATATCTTGAATATTATCTACAATATATATTTTATTAGCAAATCCTTTGATTTTAACAGTGTAATTTTTCATAATGTTTTTTTTTATTATTTATAGTGTAAATATACACAGATATTACAATAGAAAAAAATTCTACACAAAACACCTAACTTACTTATTAACACTTATACTGTTTATAACTATGTTAAAATAACTGTTAAGTGTTTGTTAGGTTTGTAGAACTATTGTATATTTGACTATTATTAATCAAAAAATATATAAAATGTATAAAATAATAAACAAAAACACAGGAAACTGTTTCGTATTAACAGAAAAAGAAAAAAATACATTCTTTACACCTATTCTTGGTGTTGATCAACAATTACATGATGATATTTATTATAATTATCGTAAAGTTGGTAAAATAAATAACTTTGAGGATTATGATGTTATTGATCTTGATGCTAAAGCAAATCATGAACTATCACAAATTTCTTTTGGTATCTTATCATTTTTATTTGTAATTTACGCATCTGATGTTATAATGTTATGGATATGATAGTAGAAAAATACACATTTTACAATGATGGTAATTTATATATTAATAAAAAAAGATCATTAGGTAAAAGACAATATGAAGATATACCTGAAAAAGCAGACTTATCTATAATTATTGTAGGAACAGAAGAACAAAATAATGTATTATTTAGAAAATATATTAAAAGATATGATTTAGCCCTAGATGAATGTTATGATTTAACAAATAATATTAGAAAAATGCATTTAGATACATTAAAAAAACGATATATTAATAACAATAAAAAAGCGTATTTTTTATTAAATAATCCAAATAATATAATATGAAAGAAAATATAGAACTTGTTGTAAATAAAAAAATACAAAAGAGATTGCATACAATAGACACATTTCATGCCTTTGAAAATGATGTAACTATTAGTGGTAAAGATGAATTTGGTAATGATTTTACTATTAATTTTGATGCTTACGAATTTTTATTATGGCTTGATCATGATGCTATGAAACACATAAAAAAAACATTAATTAAATATATAAAAACAAACTTATGAACAAAGAAAAAATTGCAGAAAAATATAAATTATATAAATTGACTAAAGATGATGTGTTTAAACATCAACATTATCTTATAATTACTAGATCAGGAATAGAAAAAATACAAGCAATAGAAAATATCCACATTAATTATGAAGTTGTGGAATGTATCCCAAATTTTGCAGTTGTGAAAGCAACAGCAATTAAAGATGCTAATACTATACAAACTTTTGGTAGTGCATTAAAAGGAACAACATATAAGGATGGAAACACTAACACTTGGTATGTTATGGAAATGGCTGAAAAAAGAGCATTGTCAAGAGCTGTACTTAAATTAACAGGTTTCTATGAATTAGGTGTATTTGGTGAAGATGAAAGTGAAGATTTTAAAAAATAATATTAATCAATTAAATAAATAAACATGAAAATAGAAGGAATTATAATTAAAAAAACTGAATTACAAACAGGAATAGGAAAAAATGGTAAAGAATGGCGCGTTCAAAGTGCAATTATAGAACGACCTGATGAAGAATATAATAAAGTAATATGTGTTGAAGCCTTTGGTGATAAAATCGACAAATTAGATAAATTTGATGTAGGCGAAAATATTACAATTTTTGCAAATATATATTCTCAAGAATATAATGGAAAATATTACAACAAAATTAGAGGTTGGTTCTTTGGTAACAAAGATTTAAGTGATCAAATACCTACAACAGAATTAAATAAAAATGAAGATAATTTACCTTTTTAAATAAAATATTATGAATGAAATAAAAGAATTAGAAAATTTAATAGATATAACGTGCAATTATTTAAAAATATCTAAAACAAATTTTAAAACAAAAAGCAGAAAAAGAGAATTATCAATTGCAAGACAAATGGTTGGATATATTGCAATATACAAAACAAATATTCGTAAAAAAATAGTTGCTAAAGCATTAAATCGAGATAGGACAGGTATGTATTATTATATTAAACAACATAAATCCAATATGGAAGGACCAGGTTTAGATAATAAAGAATATAGGAAAGATTATTTTGAAATATTAAAAACATATAAAAAAATTGAATTAAACAAAAAACAATTTTTAGATACAGAGGAATTTAATATATTTATAAAAAAAGTAAATATAAAATCATATAATATACCTGATATTTGTATAATATTACAAACAAAAACAACATTTGATGGTGTTGTAGAACATCATTTTTTCAGTGATTGTTTTAATTTCACAGATGATATTGCAATTATTAAAAATGTTTTTAATGATTATAAAATAAAAATAAAATATAAAACTTATGAAGGATAAACCTAATTATTATGCTGTATTAACTGCTAATGTGCGTTATGATCATGAATTGCCACCAAACGCTAAATTGTTATACGCTGAAATTTCTGCATTGTGCAACATGAATGGAAAATGTACTGCAAGCACAAAATATTTTGCTGATTTGTACAATGTTTCTAAAGTATCAATACAAAAATGGTTAAAAGCATTAGAACAAAAAAAATATATAAATCGTAAAGTTGTATATAAAAATGATAGCAAAGAAATAGATATTAGGTATATAACTATTGTTAATGAGCCTACAAAAGAAAAATTAACTACATCTAATAAAGGAAAGTTAACTGATAATAATAATACTAAAGTATATGATAATAATAATATTACATATAATAATAATAAAAGGTTTGTTAAACCTAAAATTCATGAAATTGTTTTGTATTGTGTTGAAAGAAACAATAATATAATTGGTGCAGAGTTTTATGATTTTTATGAATCAAAAAATTGGATGATAGGTAAAAACAAAATGAAGGATTGGAAAGCTTGTATAAGAACATGGGAACGTAGAGATCAAAACAAAGGTAAACTTAAAAAACAAATCAATGAATATGAAAAAGGACTTAAAATGTTATGAAATTAATATCGATGAATTAAATAAAATTATTTATAAATTTATTGCTAAAGCAAATGTTGAAATGGATGGAAATGTAGAAGCGGAAACAATGGTTGGACAAGCAAGAATATTAGCAAATGATATAAAAATAAATAATAAATTTAAAAATATGTATGTTAGTCAAATTCAAGATGCCTTTTATGAAGGAGTTAGAGATATAACTCAAACATATTTAAAATTAAATATTCCAACATATTTTAGATGGTTAATTAAACATAAAGAAACAGTTGATTATGCAGAACATCAAGTGCACCGATTAAATGTAAATCCAAAACAAGTAAAATATTATTATGAACCTAAAAAATTATTAAAATGAATGCAAAACAAATTATTAAAATGTTATTAATGAATGATATTAGACTTAGAGATTGTGATTTTAAACTATTAGCAAGATATTGGACTAATCAATGTAATGTAAATGGTATTGATACAAAAGAAATTACAGCACATAAATTTTTATCTTTATTAGCAAACAAACAATTTAAAAGTCCTGAAGCAATTACAAGAATGAGAAGAAAAGTACAAGAAGAAAATGAATTATTAAGAGGAAATATGTACAACAACAGGCAAACAAAACAACAAAATAGAATAAAAGCAAAATTAGGATATAATATTAATCTTAGTTGTGAATTACCAAAAAAAAACAATAAACCTTATACTATAGGTAGTTATGACACCTATTAAATCAATCAGTAAATTAAAAAAAGAATTAGACAAATGGTTCAGTTTATACATAAGATTAAGAGAAACAACTGATGAAGGAATAAGTCAATGCTTTACTTGTGGTAAAATTGATCATTATAAGAAATTACAATGTGGGCATTTTCAAAGTCGAAGGCATCATGTTACACGTTGGAATGAGTGGAATTGCCAAGTACAGTGCGTAAAATGTAATATGTTTGGACAAGGAGAACAATGGAAATTTGGTATAAATCTTAATGCTAAATATGGTGATGGCACAGCAAATGAGTTAAAAATTTTATCAACATCAACAGTTAAAATTTCTAGAATAGAATACGAGGAAAATATACGTTATTACAAATCGCTTGTTAATAACTTAAAAAAAGAAAAAGGAATTTTATAAAAATTTTCTTACATTTGTTTGCATGGACAAACCGATCTATGCTAATAATCTGCATAAAACAACCATAAATAATTATTTAACACTTATTAAAGAGTTCGTAAGAGAAATTTCCAACGATAACAAATGGAATGATTTTATGGAAGTGTATCATATTATTATAGAATATCATAATGGATATGGTGAAAGCGTAAAACAAAATAATTGGTACGATTGGTTAATGATTATACCAGTAAATATGTCTGTTATGGTTAATGGATATTTTGCAGGTATCAAAACAAAAAAAAACGAAAAAAAAATAAATTCATATAAAATTCTATTAAATGAAATACTACAAGATGTAGTAAACAAGATGGAAAATATTAAACCTACACATGAATAAGATTTATTATGAAATATCAAAATTAAGTGATCATTTTAAAAAAATGTGTTATGGATTAACAACAAACACCACAGATATAGAGGATGCAGTGCAGGAACTTATGTTGTATTTCTTACAAATGAATCCACAAACACTTAAAAAAATATATGATAAAGATGGTAAAAAAGGAATTGTAGGTTTTGGTGCGGTTGTATTAAAAAGGGCTTTAACATCAACAAGAAGTCCATTTTATTATAAATATAAAAAATATTATACTCATATAGATAGTATATATCAAACAAATACCACATTAAATCATAAATCAATAAAAAAATATCTACATAATTTACCAGAAATTAAAGTGGATAATAGTCAAATAATAAAATTAGAAAAAATAGATGCAATATTGGACACAATACATTGGTACGATAAAAAAGTATTTGAGTTATATTATTATGATGGTAATACTTTAGATAGTTTAGCAAAAAAAACTAAAATTAGTCGAAATAGTTTATTTACAACAATTGATAAAATAAGAGAAATTATAAAAAAAGAATTAAGTGAATAGGTTTTTTACTACAGATGAGGTATATAAAGATAGATTGGCTATTTGTAACAATTGCGAACATTATTATAAATTAACTGGTCAATGTGGAAAATGTTTGTGTTTTATGAAAATAAAAGCAAGATTATCACATTTATCATGTCCTGAGAAATATTGGTATAAAACAGCCAATATAGAAAAACCTGATAAATTACCACATGAAATAATAAAAGAAATTAATAAATTATATCCTGACATTAAAACAGGTAGGGCAAAAAATATAGATGTAAAGAAAAAAATGATTGAATTATATAATACTATATTTAATACTAATTATGATCATGGAACAAATTGTTCAAGTTGTTTAAGTAGTATTTTTAATGGTATAAAAGATTTATATAATTTATATAAAAATTAAAATTATGGGAATATTTTTCGGAATTATAGTAGGATTTTTTGTGTTTGCTTTTATAATTATAAGTTATTTAGAATATAAAGCAGATTTACATGAAATGCACATATTAAAAGACAAATTAAAAAAATATGAAGAACAAGAAAAAATTAGAAATACCTAATTATTATATAGGTAAAGTATATGGTTATGAAGCACGTAAAATTATAGAAGACTATAACTTAGGATATAATGTAGGCAATGCTGTAACATATTTACTAAGAGCAAACAACAAACACAAAACACCTAAAGAATGTTTAGAGAAAGCAATCAATCATTTGTATTTTGAATTAGATAAAATTAGTAAACATGATTAAATTTATTTGCAAATGTTGTAAAGAAATAAAAGAGTTACAAAAAGCAACCATTAAAGTAATTGATGGTAAAATTAGAACAGTTGAAGCAGTTTGTAGTTGTGGAAAATATATGCAAGAAATAGAAAAAGAGTTTAATGGTTTTCCAAATTTAATTAGAACAGAACCTACATTAAGTAAAAATAAAGATAAACTATGGGATAGTGCCAAAGAAAAATTGTGTGGTGATAGAGGAATTAACGATAATTTTTAAATATATAATATGAAAGTAAAAATACATGAATTAAAATCTAACAGTGATAATCCAAGAATAATTAAAAATGATAAATTTACTAAATTAGTTAAGAGTATAAAAGAATTTCCTGAAATGTTGGAATTAAGACCAATAGTTGTTGATGAAAATAAAATAATATTAGGTGGTAACATGAGGTATAAGGCTTGTATAGAGGCAGGATTAAAAGAAATACCAATTAAAATAGCAACAGGATTAAATGATCAACAAAAACAAGAATTTATAGTAAAAGATAACGTAAATTTTGGTGAATGGGATTGGGATATATTAGGCAATGATTGGAATACCAAAGAACTATCCGAATGGGGATTAGATGTATGGCAAAATGAAGATGATAATTATGAAGAGGAAATGTTTGATGAAGGTACAGATGCTTTTGAAAATAACGAAGTTGTAATAACATTAAAAGTACCAAGAACAGAATATGAAGGTTTATTTTCTGAATTAACAACATTAATAGATAAATTTAAGAATATATCATGCAACGTACGAAACTAAACATATTAATTTATCCAATGTTTTCTGTGGATAATATAAACGCAGATAGTAATTATATAATAATAAAACAATTATGTAATAAATTAATAAAGACTGGTAATTATAATTTTTTCTTAATATTAGACAAGAACAGAAAATATTACAAAGATGATTTGGATAAGAATATAAAAATATTACAAATGCCTTTTCCAAGAAGTAAAAAACATCAAGTTATCCATCTAAACACAAATGTATTTAGACAAATATATAATAAGTACGCAATTGATATAATATGGAACAATGTTGTAGAACAAGGACATCACTTTAGATATTTCCAAGATACTATTGTTGATGACTTTAGAACCAAAGTGTTTAATTATCACCATTACGTAATACACAGAAGTTTAGAACGAATTACAAATTATTTACCATGCTATCATATATTATTAGATCAATTAATGGGTAGTATTTGTGCTGATGTAAATTATTTCCATACTAAACATTGCTACAATATGTTAATGGAAGAAGCACAAGATGTACTTACAGAACAACAAATAAAAATTATAAAAGATAAAAGTATAGTTGATATAGGAGGTTATTGCAACAAAATAGATAGCAAAAACAAATACGATATTTTTACGTTTATATACAATCACAGGTTAGATGGTTACAAAAATTGGAAAGATACATTTGCTATGTTTGATCGTTTGCATGATGAAGGACATAAATTTAAAGTTATAGTTACAGCAGGAGATAGAGGAAACTTAGGACAAGTAGAAAATAAACCATACGTAGAAATAAAGGCATTTAGTTTACATTCAGATTATATAAAAGAATTATCCAAATGCCATGCAAATGTAATAAATAGCAAACATGAAACATTTTGTATTAGTATAGCAGAAAGCATCATGAACAACCAACTTATTATAGCTCCAAACAAAGTAACATTTCCTGAGTTAGTAGATAAAGATTATCCATATTTATTTGAAACAGAAGAAGAACAATATAATATACTTACAAAATTAATAAATGACAATATAAAAGAATATAATTATAAAGAAAAAGATAAATTGTTATTAGATACTCATGCAAAAAAAATTAATCAATATTTTTTAGATATGGTAAAAGGTGGTAAAGAAAATATTATTGACAATATAAAGAAAGAAACATCAAAGAAAAAAATAAAAAATTATTTAAACAATAACAATAATATAGTATTAAATGATTTTAAGAATTTTATATTTAAGTTAGGTTATGCAAGTCAATCTTTTCCACAAACAAAAATAAAAAGGATATTAAGTGAAAGTGGATTTAGTTATAATATAAATATAGATAAATATTGCAAATGAGAAAAGATATATTATTAGTAAAACATTGTTATGATATTAATTGGGCAAAAGATTTAAATAATATATTATCAGAAATATTTTATGATCCTATAAATTTTAAAGAATTATCATATTTACCAGGAAGGTCGCAACAAGCAAAATACGAAGCATATTTGTTAAAGAAAATGAGGCAAGAAAAAATTAATAAAGTGTTTTTTGTAAATTATATTGATGACTTTAGTAATAATTTTATTAAATCAGGATTTGCTAAAGAAATTTATGGCATTGTACATTCATCTAATAACCAATTACAAGATGTTGGTGGTGATTATAGGCTAACGCATTATGAGAAAGGAATATTGCCTATTGCAGATAAATTATTTGTAAATTCAGAATATCTTAATCAATTTTTAGAGGTAAAAGGAATAAATCTAGGTTTACCTATTAGTAATACATTTGCAAAACCAAAAATAAATAGTGATCAAATCATTTTTAATCATAGATTAGCATCAGAAAAAGGAGTAAGCAATTTATTTGACATAAAAGATAAATATAAAGACAGAATTACAATATGTAGTCCAAAAGGATCAACCGTATATGCTAAAAAATTAAAAGAACAATATAATAATTTCTATTTTAGGATATCACATAAACAATATAAAGAAATATTACAAAATTGTGGTTTTGAGATATCATTTGCAACACATGAAACTTTTGGTTATGGTGTACATGATGCTATAGAAAATGGTTTATGTCCTTTAGTATTAGAAACACCTATGACTTGTTATAAAGAAACTATTATTGATGAGTTAAGGTTTAAAGATTTAGATGATTTGTATAATAAAATAGATAATTTGACACAAAACAAAGAAGAAAGAAAAAGGTTAATTTTAAAACAACAAGAAAAAAGTAAAATATATAAAAAAGATAATTATATAAAAAATTTATTAGAAAATTTACAATAAATGGACAAAAGTAGACACATAAAAAAGGAAGCAATATTACAAGCATTAGAAAATAGTTTAGGTGTAGTTACTATTGCATGTAAACAAGCAAACATACCACGTAGTACATATTACAAATGGTTAAAAGAAGATATAGAGTTTGCAAAACAAGTAAAAGAAATAGAAAATATAGCGCTTGATTTTGCAGAAAGTCAATTACACAACCAAATAAAAGATGGTAGTACACCTGCAACTATATTCTATCTAAAAACAAAAGGCAAAAAAAGAGGATATGTAGAGAAATCAGAATTAGATTTAACATCAGGAAACGAACCAGTAAAATTAAGAATAAACATTGATGGACTTGAGCAATGATACAGGCTGGAAAGATATTAAGTTTACACATACACAACAAAAGGCAATAAAGTATCTATTTGACAATGTAACAACAGAAATACTTTTTGGTGGTGCAGCAGGTGGAGGAAAATCTTGGGTAGGTTGTGCGTGGTTAATATTCATGTGCTTACAAAACCATAAAACTAGGTACTTGATGGGTAGGTCTAAATTAGACAGTTTAAAGAAAACTACATTAAATACATTTTTCGAAGTATGTGAACATTGGAACTTAGAAGCAAATAAACATTACCATTTTAATGCAGGTTCTAATATTATAACATTTTACAATAAATCAGAAATTATATTAAAAGATTTATTCTTATATCCATCAGATAAAAACTTTGATAATTTAGGTTCACTTGAAATAACTGGTGCCTTCATTGATGAAGCTAACCAAATTACCGAAAAAGCAAAAAACATTGTAGCATCAAGATTAAGATATAAACTTGATG